ACTATAAAGTTACTACTATCGTGTTATAGGGTGTAATATACGTATATATGTAGTGTCACCTCACTCCTGTATCTCCCTCCTCACTACCATATATGTACATACATTCCTATAACACGTATTTTATTTCAAATAACTCTTGACAATGCGTAAAAAACCTGTACAACTATATGCAAGTGAAACCGTAATAGAAGACTTTTACAGTGCTATAGCGGATAATAACCCTCGTGCTTTACATAAAGTACACATACCTAAGTCAGATGTGTTTTATGTACGTGAGGCTTTGTACAATCGCACTGGACAATGGTACACTTTAGATCACGTAGAGAGAGCTATGTACTTAGAGGGATACTTAGAGTCACACGAAGTGTTAGACCCAGACAGAGTAAGAGAGTATGGCTAGAGCAGAAGATCCAAGGTTAAAACGTGCAGGTGTATCTGGGTATAACAAACCTAAGCGTACCCCAGGTCACCCTACAAAGTCGCACATTGTAGTCGCTAAGAAGGGTGATCAGGTAAAGACTATACGTTTTGGACAGCAAGGTGTAAAGACGAACCAGACTGCAGGACAACGTGAGGCTTTTAAGTCACGCCACAGTAAGAACATAGCGAAGGGTCCGATGAGTGCAGCGTATTGGGCTGACAAGGCCAAGTGGTCACCAAGTAAAACTAAGTCGCCTAGCAAGAAGTGGGTAAAGGGGTCTTGATATAGTTGAGTAATGTAGCGGTTGTGCGGCGTAAGAAGCTGCCCAAGCGCAAACGTCCGATACAAAAGTTAAAGAAAAAGAGATACCTTCAAAAGAAGGCACAGGTACTCGACTTTAAAATGAAACTGGTAGTTTAACGACATGAATAAACCTAAGAGTAAAGTAAATCAAGCAGGTAACTACACTAAACCTACCATGCGTAAAAGACTTTTTGAAAAGATTAAAGCTGGCAGTAAAGGTGGTAAGGCAAATTCTTGGTCAGCTAGAAAAGCACAACTCTTAGCTCGTGAATATAAAAAAGCAGGCGGCGGCTATCGTGACTAAAGTTTGCACCAAGTGTCATGAACTAAAGACATTAGATTCTTTTCCTAAACGATCTGGGGGTGTCACTAAGCAGCTTTACAGAAGTTGGTGTAAAGACTGCCACTACTCATATGACAAAGAGTGGAGACAAAATAACCAAGAGCTTATCCTACAGTACCGTGCTAAAGATAAATGGACTCTTCAGAAGCGCTGCGCTAGACATGGTATTACTCCAGAAGAGTTCTGGTCTATCTACGAAGATCAAGACGGTAGCTGCCCTGTTTGTGACAAAGCTATAGAAGCAGAAGATTCTGCAATAGATCACAACCATAAGACAGGCGAAGTCAGAGGTATTCTTTGTAAGAGTTGTAACAGAGCCTTAGGCTTACTTGGGGATAGTCCTGATACAATGTTTAGAGGTTTTACATATCTTCAAGATAGAGGGCACTACGGAGATGGCTAAAAAAGAATCACAAAAATCCCTCGACAAATGGACCAAACAGAAGTGGAGAACCAAGAGTGGTAAGCCCTCTACTCAAGGACCAAAAGCAACTGGTGAACGTTACCTTCCTTCTTCAGCTATTAAGTCTCTTAGCAGTAGTGAGTATGCCGCTACAACCAGAGCTAAACGAAAAGGCACTAAGGCAGGTAAGCAGTTTGTGGCTCAACCTAAGAGTATCGCAAAGAAGACCAAAGCCTTCAGGAAGGTAAAGTAACTATGTGGCTTGCTATGATACTCGTATGTGCTAACCCTGCAGCAGTTTCGTGTATTGTTTATGCAAACACACAAAAAGTATTCTATGAAGAGTCTGCGTGTAATGAGGAAGTATCTGCAGTACAGAAAGATCTAGCTTCTAGAAACTTGTACGCTGTACCTTATTGTTTTAAAGTTACGACAGGAACTTCTGCATAATGAACGTGGACTTAGGATTGTTAGGCTACTTGCCTTTACCCTTCATGCCTTTCGATAAAGTCAACCCAGCGCCTACTGAAAAGAAAAGAATAATAGAAGAAACACATAAGTCTGTAGATAGAAAAGCAGATGCATTTAGGTACGAAAGTATTTATGCGTACCACCCCAATAACCAAAACAAAATACTGCAAGGACAGATAGTAGACTTTGTAGTAGCATAAGGAGGAATATTACATGCCTATGGTAGGTAAGAAGGAGTACCCTTATACACCTAAGGGAATAGCTATGGCTAAAGCTGCAGCTAAGAAAAAAGGAACAAAGATGAAAATGAAAAAAGGTTACGCTATGGGTGGGCCTACAACACCTATGGAAGCTGAGCAAAGTCGTTACGCTCCATCAGCTAACCGTGCGCCCCAAGGTATGATGTCAGCTAGAGGTATGACTGCTGGCATGGGTATGGCTAAAGGCGGTATGATGAAGAAGAAAGGTTACGCTAAGGGTGGTAAAACTTACGCTAACTGTGGTGCATCTGTTCCACCTGCCCAAGGTAAAAAGAAAAAGTAGCAAACATGGCTGGTATTAACTTTAGGACTGCATCTGAGTTTTTAGACGTAACAGCTACGTCTGCTAGTACCTCTGGCAGTCCTAACAATGCTAACACTTTATTTACGTGTCCTGCCAGCCATGAAGCTGAAATAGTTTTACTTATGGTAGCTAATGAAAGTTCATCTACTGCTAACATAGGAATACAAATATTTCATGCAGATGACAGCACTTTTCAGTTTTTTGTAGGAAACGAATCTATACCTGGAAACTCTCACGAACATTACATTTCAAGTGGTCCTTTGTTTTTACATGAAGGTGATAAAGTATTAGTATTTAAACATAGTGGTTCTGCTTCTTTTGATGTTACACTATCTGCACGTTTATATTACACTCCTGCAAGACGGACATGACGAAACGGAAAGTAAAATGAGTAAAAGACAACTTACAGAAAAACAACAGGCTTTCATGGCAGTGCTCTTTGAAGAGGCTGGTGGTGATGTAGTTGTCGCTAAACGTTTAGCTGGGTATAGTGATAACTCACCTACGACTACAATAGTGGAGGCTTTAAAAGATGAAATATTTGAGGCAACTAAGTCGTACATGTCAAGGATTGGTCCTAAGGCTGCAATTGCATATGCCAGTGCTCTGGACGATCCTACCCAGCTAGGTGTTAAAGAAAAGATGTTAGCTGCAGGTCAGATACTTGATCGTGCAGGTGTAGTTAAAACGGAGAGGGTAGCAGTAGAATCAACGGGTGGTTTGTTCATACTGCCACCTAAGAACGCTGATGATGCTGAGGATTCGTAAAGAAAGACCTCTTCAGAACGAATACTGGATGCTGCCTAAATTACCGTACAAGGTAAAGGTATGGTTACGCATCCCAAGAATAAGTAGATACGTTCCGTTTGGTTACGAGATAGACCCTGAAGATGACGAGTGGTTAAACCCCATACCAAAGGAGTTAGAGCTTTTAGAGTTAGCTAAGAAACACCTGAAGCAGTATAGCTTACGCCAAGTTGCAGCTTGGTTGACTACACAGTCAGGCAGAGAGATAACTCACGATGGCTTGAGAAAACGTATAGATGTCGAAAGAAAAAGAAAGCACCTTACTTCAATTAAACGTGAGTACGCCAGAAGGCTCCAGAAGACGTTACAACAGATCGAAGCGCTCGAAAAAAACTACACAGGAACCTACACCTACGACGAAGACGACGACACCGACGAAAGCTGCAAAGCCAGCCACAGTCAAACCTCCTGAGTATGACGTTGAAGAAGTACAGAACATTGTCTTTAGGCCTAACCCTGGTCCACAGACGCAATACCTAGCCTCAAGTGAACGTGAGGTTTTATATGGTGGAGCAGCAGGTGGTGGTAAGTCATATGCAACACTAGCTGATACATTACGTAACATGAACAATCCAGACTTCAGTGGTCTACTTGTTCGACACACAACAGAAGAACTTAGGGAACTCATACAGAAAAGCCAAGAGTTGTACCCTAAAGCTATACCGGGAATAAAGTGGTCTGAGCGTAAGTCGCAATGGACTACACCAAGAGGCGGCACACTCTGGATGTCGTACTTGGATAGAGACACAGACGTTATGCGCTACCAAGGTCAGGCGTTTAACTACGTAGCATTTGACGAACTCACTCAGTGGTCTTCCAGTTTCGCTTGGGATTACATGAGGTCACGTCTACGTAGTGCAAACAAAGACTTAGGTTTGTACATGCGAGCTACTACAAACCCAGGTGGGATTGGACATGCTTGGGTTAAGAAGATGTTCATTGACCCAGCGCCACCTAATACGGCTTTCTGGGCAACGGACATAGAGTCTGGTGAGGTATTACGCTTCCCAACAGGTCATAGTAAAGCTGGTCAACCCCTGTTCAAGCGAAGGTTTATACCCGCCAGCCTCTTCGATAATCCGTACTTAGCTGAAAGTGGTGACTACGAAGCTATGCTTTTGTCACTACCAGAGCATCAACGTAAGCAACTACTAGAAGGTAATTGGGATGTAAATGAGGGAGCAGCGTTCCCTGAGTTTAACAGACAGGTACACGTAGTAGAACCTTACCAGATACCTAAGAGTTGGACTAAGTTCAGGGCTTGCGACTACGGTTACGGTAGCTTTACAGGTGTTGTTTGGTTTGCAGTTACACCAACAGAGCAGCTTGTAGTTTATAGAGAGTTGTATTGCTCTAAGGTTACAGCTACTGACTTAGCTGACATGGTACTTGACGCTGAAGCTGATGACGGTAGCATAAGGTACGGCGTGTTGGATAGCTCCCTGTGGCACAAGAGAGGTGACACTGGCCCTTCCTTGGCAGAGCAAATGAACGCAAAGGGATGTAGGTGGAGGCCTTCAGATCGTTCAAGAGGCTCAAGGGTGGCAGGTAAAAACGAGCTTCACCGCCGCTTGCAAGTTGATGAGTACACTGAGGAGCCAAGGCTAGTGTTCTTTTCAACTTGTACTAACTGTGTAGCTCAAATACCTGGTATACCTTTGGATAAAAGAAATCCAGAAGATGTAGATACCAATGCTGAAGATCACTTGTATGATGCTATTAGATACGGTATAATGACAAGACCTAGAAGTTCTTTATGGGATTTTAATCCTAGAACACACAATGCAGGTTTTCAAGCTGCAGACTCAACCTTTGGATATTAGTTAAATGGCAGAAGAAGATATTGTAAACGAACAAGGCGAACTGTTTGAAACAGATGATGTAGCTGTTATTCAAGACGGGGATGACTTGGATGTGCCTAGCGTAGTGTCTTACGTAGAGTCACGCTTCAATCGTGCAGAAGATGCAAGATACGCAGATGAAAACAGGTGGCTTCGTGCTTACCGTAACTACAGGGGTATATACGGAAGTGATGTACAGTTTACTGAGACTGAGAAATCTAGGGTTTTTGTCAAGGTTACTAAGACTAAGACGTTGGCGGCTTACGGTCAAATCGTAGATGTACTCTTTGGTAGCTCACGGTTTCCACTTACAGTAAATCCTACAACTTTACCTGAGGGTGTAGCTGAGTCTATGCACATCAGCATGAACCCACAGACAGAACAAGCTATGGACCCTTTACGTGGGGCTTTTGAAGAAGAACCTAAAATTAAGTTCTTGTTTGACCCTGATGAGAAACTAAAGCCTGGCGAGACAATGTATGACCGTATGAAACGTATGGGTCCACTACAGAAAAAACTTGAGGCTGTAAGCGATAAGGTTATTGAAGGTCCAGGCACTACACAAGATACAGTTACTTTCCATCCTGCTATGGTAGCAGCTAAGAAGATGGAAAAGAAAATACATGATCAGTTGGAAGAGAGCGGAGCTAATAAACAGCTTCGCCTTACTTCTTTTGAGATGGCGTTGTTTGGCACGGGTATTATGAAGGGTCCGTTTGCTATTGACAAAGAGTACCCTAACTGGAACGAAGATGGTGACTACGATCCTACGATCAAGACCGTACCATCTACAAGCCATGTGTCCGTGTGGAACTTCTATCCTGACCCTGATGCGTACAATATGGATGAAGCAGAGTACGTCATTGAGCGTCACCGTATGACACGTTCTCAGATGCGTGGCTTAAAGTCACGTCCTTTCTTCAGGAAAGAGTCTATTGATAAAGCTATTCAGACAGGTGAGTCCTACGATAAGAAGTATTGGGAACACGACATGGCGGATGACTATCAACAGTCAGGCTCTCCTGAACGTTATGAAGTCCTAGAGTTTTGGGGCTACGTTGATACGGATGTTCTAGAAGATAACGGTGTACGCATTCCTCGTGAACTTAAAAACGCAGAACAAGTAAACGTAAACGTTTGGACTTGTAACAACGAAGTTCTACGTTTAGTGCTAAACCCATTTAAGCCTACACGTATTCCTTACTACGCTGTGCCTTACGAGCTTAACCCGTACAGCTTCTTCGGGGTAGGTATTGCAGAGAACATGGACGATACGCAGACTTTGATGAATGGCTTCATGCGTATGGCTATTGACAACGCTGCACTGTCAGGTAATCTTATCATTGAAGTAGATGAGACTAACCTAGTACCAGGTCAAGACTTATCTGTGTACCCCGGAAAGATATTCAGACGCCAAGGTGGTGCTCCGGGGCAAGGTATCTTCGGTACTAAGTTCCCTAATGTAGCCAACGAGAATATGCAACTATTTGATAAAGCGAGGGTTTTGGCTGATGAGAGTACAGGTTTCCCATCGTTTGCACACGGGCAGACAGGTGTTTCAGGAGTGGGAAGGACTGCTTCTGGGATTAGTATGCTTATGTCTGCAGCTAACGGCTCTATACGAAATGTTGTAAAGAACGTAGATGACTATCTTATTGGTCCTCTTGGTAAAGCGTTCTTTGCGTTTAATATGCAGTTTGACTTCGACAAAGAAATAAAAGGTGATCTAGAAGTTAAGG